TGCCTGTTTTTACTACTACGCGGATTAAGCGGTGTTGTTAGCGTTGAAGTTGGTGCCGCTTGTGGTGAACACAGCGTTACCAGCACATGAATTCAACTGGAGGTCTTGTCCGCCTGTTGACACTGTAGCTGCATTGGCTGTGGCCAACAGTGTTACATTGCTGTAAGCACCTGTTGGATAGATAGCCAAGTTAAGGATTGTAGGTGCAGCTGGACTGACCTGATACATTGCCACTGTGCCCTTGGTCTGGACGGCTTGAACAATGTTGTTGATGTAACCATTGACATTACCAGAAGTTGTCAACGCACCGTTGGCGACCAAGCTGAAGAAATCCAGCTTAGGACCTTGGAAGTTAACCGATCCGGTGTTAGCGATGTTTGCTGTGCCTTGGATGTTACCATTGGCTGTGTCCATGTTGAACACTGGTTGCATCGTTCCGTTTGTTTTTGTAAATACTGCCATTTTAAAATCTCCTAAAAAGTGGGCTTTTGCCCTACTCTTATTTATGAATCTGGCAAAAAATCACGCCCTTGGCTAGTTGTTTCTAGCTTTGTTTCTAGCAGTAAAGTCAAATCTGTTCACGGCTTTGCCATAGCCTACAGGGGTAGCAAACACCCATCCTTCATTACCCGGAACCTGTGCATCTAGTTTGCCCAGCAGATCTAATTTCAAGTCATGCAGCAATTCAAACAACAAGAATGCAGCAGCAAGAGCTTGCTCATTGCTGGTGGGGCTACGTAGGTATTGCGCTATGTTGCTGACCTTTTGTGGTGTCTGTGTTTGTTGTAACCAGGCCATGAACCCCGGCACTAGATCACGGAAATCACCGGTGTAGGCAGCATGTCTTGGATCCACTCGCTTGTTGATGTAATCGATGGCTAACTTGGCCAAGTCTGTGATCTTCATAGCACGTAGTTCCATAGGATTGAATAATGTATCTATAGCTGCTCTATTCTGACGCAGTAGTGCTCGGATCTTCTTGGCTATGTCATTGTTCTTAGGCACGGCCTTGGCATAGATGGGTTCTATCAACAACAACCCCGGCACAGGGTTGAACTTGACTCTGCTGAGTGGTTGCTTAGGAGCATCTACATCTGCATACATGGTATGCACTGCTACACCCACATCACTGTTGGCTATTTGCTTGCCTAGATCACTAGCCACAGGAATACGATATTGAACTGTGTTGGGTTGGAATATTAAATTACCTGCTTCCACTGGTGGTGTTGCAGTATATAACAGATCACCTTTGACGTAACCACGGAAATTCCGAGGGGTGGCAGCTTCTAGCAATGGCCAGATGGCTTCATATGTGGGCAACAAGGTTTCTACCCTGGTAGCTGCATTTCCTTTGGCCGCAGCGTTGGCATCTCTGCGAGCCATATCTGTAGCAATCTCATCGGTGCTGGTAAACAATCTATCCGCTGTAAACCCTGCATCATCAGTTAGCACAAACTCTCCAGTTTCGGGCTTGCGACCAAAAACTACAGCAGGTTTACCATCCCACTTGACAGATCCAGTCTTAGGATCATCATAGAAACTATCGGCTATTTGCAATGCTCGATCCACACCTGCTGATCCGCTACGGAAAATATAGTCTTCCAGGTGCTCAATGCCTTTGGCTTTGCCGCCTACAGCAGCAGGTTCTGTTTCGTAAAGTTGATATGATCGTTTGGTCTCAATCAAGGGCTGCATGCCTTGATTTACGATACGATCACGCAGTCGGGCCAAGAAGTTAGCATCACTTTCACGCACGGTCATTTCGGGCTCTCGAATACCTTCGCTGGCTAGATACTCACGGAAGTCTTTTACTTTGGACTCGCGGTCAGGATCATTGCTGAGTGCAGCATAGATTGATTCTACATTCTTTAAGTTGTCACGAGTGGCTCCACGTCCTAACAATACACTAGCAACATAATCAGGATCCAGGCCACCATCTACTAGTTCATTTGTAGTGCGAGAGAACATGCCGTTGGCACCAACTTTTAGTCCTTGTTGTTTGGCTATGCTTGACATCAGCACATTACGGTTCATGCCCTTGTATTCTGAATCCTCGCCACCGCTGTAGTAGAAACTGCCCCAGTCTAGGTTAGGAAAGAACATAAAGTCAGTCTGCACAAATCCTCTATTGGCATCGCCGGCGATAGGGGTGCATAAATGCACCTCACCACGTTTAGACACATATTCTCTAGGATCCAACCCTTGGCTTTGCACAAATTGTGAGAGGATACTGGCCAGTTGTTCTTTGCTTATTTCGTTTAGATCCACAGCAAGATCCAAGTCTCCGGACGTGGGTTTCTTACCAGTTGATCCTAACCAACGGTCTTGGGGGAATTCTATACCGGTAACTTGTTGTATCCAATTGATCGTGGCAGGAATATCTTGACGATTGATACGCTGTGTGCGTGGCTCTCCGGTCTTGGTTTTGAATACGTTTCCGCCTTCCAGCAGTTTATTGATTTGCATGACTACGCCTTACGGTTCTGGCAAATTTGCTTGCATCTCTTGTACGGATTGCATTCAGCATTTTGCGTGTGAGATTTTCTGCTTGATCAGGGGAATACGCAGCATCTATCTGTTCTAACAAGTTGATGGCACCTGCTATGATGTTTGATGCGCGGCTTTCTATTATCAAGTCGCGCTCACGCTCGATATACATAGAATCTAGTTCTTCCAATAGACTACGGGTGCGTTTTTGCATTGTGTTCAAGGGCCTTTGGCTTATTTATTGGTTTTGCATCCACATGTGTCATTACAAATTATCAAACGTCCTTGCTCAAATGTGGGGATTTCCCAGGATTCTACAATTTTATTGAACCAAGAAATACACTCCGACAAAGATTTCTCCAATGCGTTGTTGTTACCAATCAATGGTATCAATTGAGGGTTTGCAGCACCATGCAAGATACCAGTTCCATAAGTTTTAGGACTAAACCCAAGAAAGCAACAGGGATATACTTCACCCACACTAGTGATATATAATGATTTTTCTTTTTTTGCTTGACAACTGATTGGAACAGGAGTTGGGCTCATTGGGCTGTTTATGAGCTCTTCCAGTGATGTTTTATGCTGGGTTCTGTGTTGCCATAACACTTTAAAATTTGTGGTCGGTGGGTTGCCCATCACATGCACTAGATTTTTATTTTTATCAAACACCGGTCCTTGATTTCTTCCTTGATTTACTAGATTAAAAAAAACAAACCCTAAGTCTTCACTGAGTTGTCTAGCTTGAGCTTGCTGATGACGATTGTGATCAAAATCAATCATGTTCCAAACAGCTCTTCCACCTGCTTCAATGAATATCTTGGCATTTTTAATCACAATCGAAAACATTGTATTTTGTCTATAAAGACTATGAACTTCATCTATGCCATCAATACAAAATATCACTTCAGCATCATTGCGAGCCAACGCCTGCCAATACTCACGATCTCTTGCGCCGGCATTGGTGCTGATCGATATGTGGAGATCGCTGTTATGCGATCTAAAATATTCAACGATGGCCACAGTGTCCTGATTCATCACAGCATCACCAAAGTTGCCATTGATATTGATTCCGTTGAGTTGTTTTAAAAATTCAGGTTGGAATATTTGTTTGGCCTGGGCCAAGGTCATGTCATGTTCAGTATAGCCATCATTATACGGATATCCATAGAAATTTCTAGGGCACAACGGGCAGGAGGCATTACATCTACTGGATATCTCTAGATGGATATATTTTATTTCTTCGATGCTATACATATCTAGCACCCGCAGGTGTCATTGCAAATCACCAGCCGACCTTGCTGAAATGTCGAAATCTCCCAGGATTCAACAATTTTATTGAACCAAGAAATACAATCCGCTAGCGGTTTCTCCAATGCGTTGTTTTCACTAATCATTGGTCTGATCTGCTTGTTGATCGGACCATAGTAGTTTCCTTGTCCGTAAGTCTTGGGACTGTATCCCATATAACAACAAGGATATACTTCTCCCACACTGGAGATATACAACGATTTGCCTGCTTTTGCTTCACATTTAATCGGGCGAGGCGGCCGAGAATTCATCAAATGATCCAGGGTGACCTCATTATGTATTTTATCGTGCCATAATACTTCAAAACTTGTAGTCGATGGGTTGCCTATCACATGCGATAGATTTTTATTTTTATCAAACACCGGTCCGTTATTTCTTCCATGATCTACTAGATTGAACCAAAAAAATCCCATTTCTTCACTGAGTTGTCTTGCTTGATCCTGTTGATGGCGATTGTGGTCAAAATCAATCATCTTCCAAACGGCGCTGCCACCCGCTTCTAAGAATGTCTTGGCATTTTTCATCACGACCGAATACAATGTATTTTGTCTATAAAGACTATGAACTTCATCTATGCCGTCGATGCAAAATATCACCTCCACTTTGTTATGGGCCAATGTTTGCCAAAAATCACGATCTCTTGCACCACCATTGGTACTGATTCCTATGTGGAGATTGGGATTGTGCAATTTAAAATATTCAACAATAGGAATAGTATCCTGGTTCATCACAGCATCACCAAAGTTGCCATTGATATAAATCACATTTATCTGTTTTAAAAATTCAGGTTGGAATATTTGTTGCGCCTCGGCCAAGGTCATGTCGTGCTCAATATACCCATCATTATGCGGATATCCATAAAAATTTCTTAGGCACAGCGGGCAGGCCGCATTGCACCTACTAGATATCTCTAGATGAACGTGTTTTATTTCTTCAATGCTATACATACATCATCCGGTTCTGATCTTGCCCAACAGCTCCTTGAGCTTGTTGCTTTGCACATCTGCTGTGATCTTTGGTGTAGGGTCTAGTGGATCAATGCCCGGCTTGGGTTGAGCCCGCTCCCATTTAGCAGGCGCTGCGGCATCTGCTGGTGCAACACTAGCACGAGCCTTGATTGATTCCATCACGCTGCTGGGCTTGCGGAATCCGTTGTCATTCTCATCTCCGCCCTCGTCTGTGATACGCATGGTATCAATATTGTATTCTAGATCGATCTTCTGTCCCACACCTGTCGAACTACGACTCTTCATACATTGTATCTGATACTTGCCACGCTCTTTCATCGAACGTGATGTCAAGATACCAAACACATTGTCTGCTGTGTTGATCTTGGAGATACCACCCGATATATGGCTGTGATCGAACTCCACTTCTTCCACTGCTGATCGATTCAGCTGACTAGCTGTGACCATCAGCATCTGTAATTCCTTGGCCAAGTTACGCAGTTCTTCCGATACATACTTGTCTTTCACAAACAAGTCATTTGGACTTACCTTGGCGCTAACCGGCATTAACAAGTCCAAATAGTCGATCATCACAAAGTCTACCCGCTTGCCTGTTTGTATCTGATACTCTTTTAAGTATGCTCGGATGTCGTTGATGTTTGATTGTGCCGGCAATCCTTTCACTTGATAGTTGCCGCTCTTCTTGGCCACCAGTTTGACTTTGAGTTCTGCTGTGTCAATGTCCTTGCGGATGTCTTTGGTGCTCATGTTGGTCAACATGGCATCTGTTCTAAGACTTGTGAGTTCTTCAGAGAGTTCTAGCGTGATATACACACCGCTGAG